GGTCATCAATGATGTTAATACCACCTGCACCAGAACTAGTAGCGATATTACCAAAAGTAGAACCATCGTTTGTCAATGACCATCTTTGATAACTTTCATTCCATACCAATTGAACGTTTGCCTGTGATCCTCGATCAACTTCTAAACCAGCAGTTCCGAGAGTTACTCCTGCACCCATTTCTCCTTTGTTCAAAACTATTAGATTATCGGTGATTTCCATATCTGTTTTGGTAACAGATGTCGTATTACCACCTACTAATAAATTTCCCTGAATAAAAACAGTATGGGTGGCTAATGTAATATTAGCTGTTCCAGCAATTTTATTAGTTATCGTATAGTCTGAGTTGAGGTTCTTAACAACGGCCATTTTCTGAATCCTTATTCAAAGTATTTATGCTAGGTTTGTGAATGCATAATCCAAAATAAAAAACCCGCCGAAGCGGGTTATTTTACAAATTATCAAATTAATGACATTCTACGTTAGCAAAAGTAGCGGTAGCTACATTATCACTTGTACGCCAACGGTATCTATTATTGCTTTGATCCCATACATATTTGTTAGTAATTTTACTTACATAAAAACGTGTATTACTGGTATTGTACCCAGTTACGGTCATTGTGCTTGTACCAGTTGCTGGTGTTGCATTTCCAGCATCTGCACCTGCTGTTAGTGTCGCAACAGTTACACTAGCATTACTGTGTGTTGCTCCATTTACCGCACCAGTAGCATTTGCCACTAAAAATTGTTTTGAACCTTTTTGTGAAATAATATATGCATTTGCATGTAATGTACTATCAGATTGTCTAAACTGAACTTTAACTGTTTTTACACCTTGTACAGTAACCCACTGAGGAATACCACCAGTACCACCAATTGAACTAATTGTTGTACTAACTTCTTGATCTACTAGCGTACCATCACTACGCTCATGACTAATTTTTAAACCACGTGCCATTTTTACTTCTCCTTTAATTTAGCGTTCTAGGCTACTCAAGGTAGGCATTACCTGAGAGTTTCATATGAACATATGTATTTACCCAAAAACAAAAAAGCCTACCGAAGTAGGCTTAATTGCTTCCCATCCCGAGGAATGATTACTGGAATGATAGGTTAGATACAGCGATTTCACCTAGGTAGTCAGCAGCGTTACCGAACGATGACGCTGTGTTTGTTAACTCGATATAACCATAACGAGTCATGAAACCAACTACTGGCTCAAAAGTTGCTGGATCTAGAACAACACCAGAACTCATTAGAGGAATATATGGGCAATAGAACGCTGCAGCATCTGCCTCGCTTGAACCCTTATATCCAACTAGAACTGCTTGGCTATCACTAGCATAGCTGTCAACATAGATACGCATTGCACCATTTAGTGTACCAACAAACTTGGTGTTGGTTGGTGCTTCAAATGTACCTTCAGTTGTACGTGCAAATGCTGAAGTGGTTGCTGACTGAAGAACAGTCAACGCTGCTGGACTTACAACTGCCCAGTTACCAGCACCACGACGTGTACGTGAAGCGATTAGGTTTGCTGTACGGTTGATTAGAACAGCTAGTGCAGCGTGTTCGTCACCAACGAATGTAGCAGTACCGCTAACAGCAGCTTGGTCGAATGTAAATTCGGTAGCAGCTAGTGAGCGTAATGAACCTAGAATTTCTTGGTCGATCTCAACAGTGATCTCTTGTGCTAGTGCAGCCATGATCTCTGCTTCGATGTCTAGACCGTGCATTGCTTGTGCATCTTGTGCAGCTTCAAAAGTCCAACGTGCACTTAATTTACGGGTCTTAGCTTCTACGACCTGTTTTAAGATTTGAACGTTGATCTTGTTACCAGTTACACCTTCTAGGGTGCTGGTTGATGCTGCTTTACCAGTTGTGCTTGTTCCACCAACGGTTGCACCTGAGTATGCAACAGCAATCTTGAATGGGCTTAGAGCTTCATCACCTGCTGTAGTAGGTGTACCGTAGGATGAGCTATCGCCCACGCTATCAGCATAACGAACACGTAGAGTGTGGATTTGTGCAACTGGACCGGTCATAGGCTGAACACCAACGATTTCGTTAGCAATAACGGTTGGCATAACACGACGAATAACTGGTAGAATAACACGGTTTAGAGTTGCAACGTTTGATGCAGCAGTAGCACCTGCAGTTGCAGATTCCATTAGGTGTTTACGAGTGTTTTCTAAGATAACACCCATTGTGGTTCTTTTCGAACCGTTTAAGCCTTCAAGCAGAGCGTCTTTAGTCTCGCCCCAACGGCTTTCTAGTAATACTTGTGACATAATTTTTCCTTTTCTCCTATTTAGGGTTTACTTTATAGCCCTGCTAAACGTTTTAGTTCGACTACATTATTAATGTTTTCTGTACTTTCAACGTTGGTTTTAGCAGATTTATCTCCAGTTACTTCAACACGACTTTCAGATAACATTGCTTTTTTAGGAGCAACTACTGCGGCTGTGTTGTTAAGTACTGCTGGTAGATACTTTTCAAATGCATTCTGCAATTTAGCAGTTTGCACACTTTCAAGAAGTTCGCTCATTACTGCAGCTTTCTCCTTGTTTAAAGATTTCAATAGATTGTCCATTGTTTCACGACGTTCTGTTGATTCTTTAATGATTCTAATTTCTTTATTTTTTGATTCAACAATCATTGCAGCTTGATCAGCTTGCTCACGAGCTTCGCTTAATGCTTTTTCTTTAGCGGCAATAACAGCCTGTAATTTACGAATTTCTTTGTTCTCATTTAAGTGAGTAACAGCAAATTCGCTTGCAAAGGCTTCAAAGAGTTGACGACCAAACATATTCTCACGAGCAATTTGGATATCTTCTTTGAGTTGAGTCATTTCTGACTCTAGTTTTCTAGTAACTGATTCTTTAACTAGTTCAGCAGAACGTGCGATGAAATTTTGCTGTAATTCGGCAAGTTTTTCTTTAGCACCAGCAATTAGACGAACTTTTGTCTCAACTACTGCTTGCTTGTCTTGCTCAAACTCTTGAATTTCTTCTGCAAGAGAGTGGATTACAAATGCTTCCATTTTTTTGATGGAATTTTCATAAACTTTACGATCTGCACGTAGTTCTTTAATTTCTTCGGCTAGCTTAGTAACCATAAAATCATTGAACTTTGTACTGCTTTCTGTCATGTGATGTTTAAATTTCACACGATCTTCGGCTAGTTGTCGTTTCTCTGATGCGAACTCTTCAAGTTCACTTTGTAGAGATTCAGTTACCATACGATCTAGAGCTTCAACCATTACTTGTTTATCATGTTGATAGCGTTGGGCAAATTCTTCACGAAGTTCAGCACGTACTGTTTCACGAGCTTCGAGAAGTTTTGATTCCCATGCTTCGTTAATAGCTTGCTGTGTGTCTTCATTAATAATGCCACTATCTAACAATGGTTTCAATGCTGCTAGTGTCATACTATTTCTCCTATTATAACTTCAGGTCTTTGATGAGGCGAGTTACTTCCTCTTTCAGGTACTTTTGTACTCGTTGATCTTGAGTGGCATCACGTGCCATCTCAAATACTTTATTACCACCTCGCATATTCATAAGCCCTTCATAAATTGCTTTTGGATATGCATGGGGAGCACTTGGTTGTGCTACAATATCAACAGTAATTATTTCAAAACCGCTGACATGTCCATTACTATCATTTACTTCCCCCGATCCACGTGAACTAACACCCAATTTAACTCCACTGGTAATCATAGCTTCGACTAGCTTACCCATTGGTGTTGGTAGAATTTTTAGTTTTCCGTGACCGCAAGGACCGTCCATCCACATACTTTCAATCATATGTGATACACGATCCAAATTAATCTTTAAATCATCGGGATGATCAACTTCACCCAAAACACTGTTACCTTCTTTAAGTTGTTTGTTGATCTGTGTTACGGCTTTTTCGATTTCGTGAACGGGATATACACGTTGGTTAGCATTCTTGACGCCACCTTCGATGCATATCCCTTTCATATAGAGGTTCCTACCTTTGCCATCAGTGGAGTCCTCACTGAGAATCTCCAATCTAGCGGCATCAAATGTAAGATTTTCTTTTAGGTACAAAGCCATATTATTGTGCCCTAATTAGTTTCCGCCTTTTTCAATACTTGTTTTGTTAACAGGTACTGAACCATCGGTGGTTTGTCCTTCACCTTTTTTAGCAGAAGCTTTTGTGCCGTAGAAATCTTGGGCACCTTTGTTTCCACCTGGCTTATTAACGTTGCGTTTTGCAACCTCAACTTCTTGTGGGTTCTTCATAAATCCACCAGCTTTGCCTGTTGGACGCTGACCATCCGGTGCTGATTCGCTGCCACCTTTAGCAATATTAGCTGAACTACCGCCCATATCGTTTTTACCTGCTACGATATGTTTAGTATTGCCAGATGCTTTATCGCCACCTGTACTAGTTCCTACAGGAGTAAATTCTGTATTACTAGGTGCACTTACTTTTTCTACGTATTCACGCATAATGTCAACGGCACTTTTCTGATACGATGAACGTTTATTGGAAGATTCCATCATTCCTTTTTCTTCGTCATCCATGTCACCCATGTCGCCTTCTTCGTCATCCATGTCACCCATGTCGCCTTCTTCGTCGTCCATGTCATCCATGTCACCCATGTCACCCATGTCATCCATGTCGCCTTCTTCGTCGCCCATGTCATCCATGCCTTCTTCATCACCTACTAATTTTTCAAATTCAGCACGTAATGCATCTAGTTCGGTCTCTAAATCCATAACTTTGGTTTCTAGGTCTTCGCCTTCACCTTCGTCGCCCATGTCGAATTCGCCGCCTACTTCTCCGTCTTCTTCTTCATGATCTAGATCAAATTCCATTTCTGTATCGTCGTCGCCTTCACCTATATGGGTTTCATCCACAGTGATTTCATCAACTAGACGATCTACCGCATTTCCATCACCATGAATGTCTTCTTCCATGGATTCTTCATCCATCAGTGATTCATAGATGTCACGGCTTTTTTCTACTACAATGTCATGAAACAATGCACGAGCTTTGCCTTCGTCATTGTTAATAATGTGTTCAATTAGCTGTTCATATTTGTTCATTTAGGAACTCCTTTAAATAATATGGCTGTAATGTATTTACAAAAACCCACAGATAATGGGTTAAAATAGGTGTTTTTTGACGTTTTTTGATAAAAAGTTATTTTTTCTAATTTTGATTCGTGTTCTACTTTACGAACATCATGTGCCATTCTAAGACGATTTAAGTCCGCAAATGTTAATCTGGAATGCTTTCTCATATCAGAAAGTTTTAATACTGATTGATCATCTTTTTCAGACTCATACCCAGTATTATGTGGTTTATATAATTCGGTAATGTACATATTAGTATTTACCCATTTGATATTAAATGCCACCCATTCCGCCACCCATTCCAGGTGCTGTAGCACCAGCGGCTGCACCCGGTGCAGGGGCACCACCCATTGGGCTAGCCATACCAGAATCTACCGGTGCAGCACCCATACCAGCACCTTCTTGGTCTGGCATAGGTTGTACATTAGACAAATCACTTGCTATACCGCCCGGACTAATACCGACACTACGTAAGCTAGGGTCTTCTGCTGGTGCTTGTTCTACATCACCTTGTTCTTCAGACCACATAGTTTCATTTTCACTCATTTCTTGTTCACTCATATTCAAATAACGTTTCATTAAGAAACGCTTACTCATATATGGATAAGCTTCAAGTTGTGCAAATGTTGCAATACGTGCTGCATCAATATCGGCTTGACGATACTGTGCAAAATTCTGTGGTTCTTCAAATTTAAGATCAAACAATTCACCATCAATATTAACGCCACGCCAACGCATAAACATCTTAAATTCATGATCTAATTTGTCAACTATCATACTTTGTAAACGCATACAATACTGATTGAAACGCCATTCTTGGATTAATGCTGTGCCGACACGACCATCATTGATAGCCTGAGTGCCGTCATCTACTCCAGTCGGAAGATATGAACTTGGGATTCTTAATCCACGGAAAAGTTTATTGGTAAAAAATCTTAGGTCTGTA